ATTGCGTTGAGCTGATCCTCTGTAAACCGGCGACCGGCAATCAGCGCCTCGAGCTGCTCCCTAATCAATTTAATCTCGCTCAACTTTCTCTCCCCTGGACACCTTTGACCAAGCGCCCTCGCCAAGAGAGATCATGATCGCCGCGTAATTTATAATATCGATAAGCGCATCCTTGACAGACTCGTCATACCAATCATCGAGCTCTATCTTCCCGCTAGATATGTTTCCGTTCATTGACGTCCAGACCCTGGCGCACTTGTCTGACGCGAGCCTGGAGAACACTCCGTGCGGGCCTAATGCCTCTATGTTTGATGGTCCGTAGCCACTCTGGCGCTCGACCATTATGGTCCAGCAATCGCTGAGAAGCTCGTAAAAATAGTCCTTGAATTCGTCAGGGACGTTAGACTTCACGGTTGATGCTCCGCTCTGTGCTAAAGCCCTCCGGGTATCTGGCGCGGAGTTTGTCAATGTTCTTTTGGGCAACGTCTGACATGTCAACGCTAATGGTGCTGCAAATCTCTGCTACGTACCAGAGGACATCCCCAAGCTCCTTGATAATAGTTTCCTTGTCGAGGGGGTGATTGTGCCCGACTACTTTCTTAACGTAATCAGCCACCTCTCCTGCCTCTCCTGCAAGGCCAAGTGCTGCGATTGACAGCCTGGCCTCTCGGCCATATAGATCTTGATGGGCTCCTGACGTACCGGAAGAATCCTTTTGGTACCTATTAAAATCAATGCTCATCTTCTAGCCTCTCCTCTACTTGTGCGGCTACTTTACCGCTAGCTATAAATGATACCACAACAAACTTGTGGCGGCAATTGCCACACACGTACATCCTGGCATAGTACACTCGCCCACCCCTGGCCGGAAACTTCCTCTGCCGCTTTCGGTGCGGTGAGACAAATTCACTATCACACGATGGGCAAGTGTAGGAGCTCATCGTTTCCGATCATATGCCAGCACAAGAATCAGCACTGCTGCTGCTGCTGCAAATGGCTGTGGAGCTGTAGTGACCAGTGCTGCAGCTGCTGCAAACGCAGTTCGCTGTCGGCTATTGTGATCGCTCACCGGAGCGGTCACCTTCTCTATGACTCGCTGCGCCATCTTTGGCTGCTGCTGTACTTCTTCAGGCGTCGTCGCCATGATCTACCCCTTTCCAAATCTCGGCTGCGACCTGTGCCGCAACTTCAATAGCCGTGTCGCTTCTCTCTCCCATTTCCGCGTCGATCTCCTGCTCGTCATTTATCGTCTGAAGCACCCCGGCAAATATCACGCGCCACTCCATCAACGCCTGGTCAATTGAGGGCTTGCTTCTCGGCTTCTTCGGAATCATATTACTTCCTCAGATCCTTAATGTCTTTTGCGTCTCGATCCTTGTCGCTTATCAGGAGATCGACCTCCTCGAGAGACTCGACGTCCCAGTTTACTCCGCACGTCAGAGGATTGACTCCAAACTCAAACTGCGGGCGGTACACGTCCGAGCATGCGTATGCGACAACAGTCCCCTCTTCTAGGGCCAGGAAACCTCGTCCCCAATTGTCCGGGGCATAGAACACCTTGCCGTCGCCTGCGTGCATGTGGTGCGACACAGTCTTGCCGAAGTCCTCAGAAGTTACGTCAAGGTTAACTGCGACAATCTGCGCGACGCCAAACGGAACCCACATAGCTTTGGCCATGCCGGTTTGGGCATGGATGCCGCGTAGCGAGCCCTTCTTGCTCTTGCTCATGTTGATCTGGCGGATCACGCCAAGATGATTGAGTACGTCATCGCCCTCCTTGACGACCTCCTGGAAGAAGCCACGAGAGTCCATAAACGTTCCCTTATTCAGAATGATCGGTTGACCCATTATTCCCTCCTATAAGCTTTTTGAAATCATTAAACTCTACTACTGCATATGTCCGGCGTTTGACGCCTGGTCCATCAGCGCTAGCAAAAATAACGGCCTTCGTCTGATTCGCATTCGGCCGGAGCGTCTCGAGAAGCGCCCAGACCTTTTCCGAGAAATTCGACGGCCCGCTCTTGACCTGGATGACGAGAGGCTCGTCATGCTTGCCTCCATCAGCCTTGCCTCCAAACATTCCTGTACGAGAAATCCCAAGCTCCTTGCATGCCCATAGCTCAATTGCGTTCCCCCTTTTCCTGTTGTTCTTACCGCGCCGTTGAGCTGCAGTAAGCGGACCCTTGATTGCCATTTACCCTCCTGAGTGTAATCTTTACAACGCCATGATGTAGCGGGATGCCCAGGGCCCCGAACAAAGCGGGGCTCAAGTCGACCAGGCGCTTGCCGGTGCAGCCCTCGCAATGGTCTACTACCCTGGCAATTGCGCAGCGGCCTGTCTTCTTGGCACAAATCTGAATGTTGTACGGTTCGTCTCCGAACCTGAAGCTCCGAACAGCTGCGTAATTTAGGATCTTGTTCTTCCCCCTGGTGTACCAGGGATTGTTGTACGTGCGGTGGGAGCTAAGTGGGGAGGCGTACCATGACGCCCATCCCTTCTCGACTGGACCTACCGATGGTGAGCACCACGAAATCACCGCCGCCAGGATCAGTGCTACCAGAGCTGCTCCTCGCCACGATCCTCTTTAGCAATCTCAGCACGGTTGGCGTCGTTTCGCATCCAGCTCCAGACCTCTTTGATTATGTCCGCCGGGGCGTACGTGCACCACTCGCATTCCGCGTGATCACGCTTAGAGTATTCGCGGTCCAGGGCGCATCGAGAAGCCTCGATTACAGCCCTGGAGCCGCTGAATTCTGGCTTCACTTGCGAAGCGCTCCGAAGATGAGCGGGCTCGCCTCGACGACATTGAAGTCGACGAAGTATCGCTTGCCGTCATCGGACAGCTTCTTCTGACCTGAGAACCGTCCGATCACATGGATATGTGGTCGAGGGTCCCGGCTGTCGGACTCCAGCTTCTTCTGGGACGACGCATAAATCTTCTCAACGTGCTCGGCAAGTGTCTCGTCAAAGACCGTGACCGATGCGTTGATGTATCGAACCGCAGGCTCCTGGCCCTGCTTCTTGTTGGCAACCCACGTGTCGTATTCCGGAGACTGGGCCTGCCCGCGGAACGTCAACGCATTGACGCCCAGCTTTTCGATATGCTTGCGTACTGGTGCTTCCTTACCAAACCAAAGATCAAGTCTCTCCATTAGAAGTCTACCCCCTCAAAGTCTGCAGACGCTTTGGCGGGCGCCTTTGCCGCTGGCTTTGCCTCGAAGATCTTAGCGGCAGCATCGGCAATAATCTTGTCGTTGCTGTCGTTCTCCGGGTCATCGCCTGTTGGGATCAGGAACGCTGTGAGCAGTGCGTACTTAAGCGCACCGGTAGCAGCCTTGTAAGCTGCCTTGTCGCCGCTGTCTGACCCAGTCCCAATTGACTGGAACGAAAGCGTCTCACCGCTGTCCCCATCAGTTAGCGTCCATGTAAATCGTAGCGTCAAGAGTGTCTGCTTTCCGCTAGGCGTCAAGCCCTCCGCAACCACGTCAACAGTCGACGGAACCATCGACACGTTGTTCTTTGACATCTCGTCACGGACCGCGTCCGCAACGTCTGTCGCCATAACGTACTTGTACCCCTGGGCCTGGTTTGTACCAGACTTCCGGATGTACCCAACTGCCTTCATGATGTCGACCATCTTGGCAGCTAGGCCTTTCTTCGTCTCAGCCATTTGTACCTCCTAAACATTCTGTCCGCCAATTGCACCATCCACACGGCCACTTCCGTGTGTCGGCCTCTGGCAACCTGGGCGGCTTCCGGTCGCCGTAGTAGTTTAGCACATTTAGAATCCGTTGTGCGCGTTCTGCCCAGGATGGGACGTCCACCTGGAATTCTAGGATGTCGTAGTTCTCCTTGTCGACATAGACGACCCACGCCTCGATCTCCTTGGCGCCGATTAGCCTGGCGTACGATGCCACCTGTATGGCATGCTCTGGCTTAGGCTCCTTGAGGCGCACGAAGCCATTGTGCTTCATGCTCTTGAACTCTAGCACTATCACACGCCCGTCCTCAAGCTGAAGTAGGGCGTCGATGTTACCCGCGAAGTCGTTCTTGTCGTCGGTTACTGGGACTTCGAACCTAATCCTGTCTCCGTATGCCTCAGTCAGTGCCTTCTCTAGGAAGTCCCCGACAGCGTTCCCCATGGCGAACACTCGCAGTGTGTCGTCGGTGAAAGGCTCGCTAGCTGGCACACCGTTAGCGGAATACCAGTGGGCCCTAACACAGCCGCCCAGAAGGCTGCCGCGCCACTTCCTTTTGGCCGGCCTGCCGACCTCGCTTCGCTTACGTAGAACATCGCTAATCGCATCTTTTACGTGCATACAGCCTCCTGGCCTCTAAGAAAAGAGGGCCCCTGCGGAGACCGACGCAGGAGCCCTCGTAGACATTGGTCTCACAACCAGGATTATTTCACTTTTTGGCCTGGCTGTCAAGCCACTCCCGAAGCACCTCAATTCTGGTGGGAAAAATCCCCTTGTGAGACGAAACTAAATCCTTAATGTCAAACATGTCTGTAGGAGACCCCACCAGGCGCAGCGGCCCAAGCTCGGCCGACACGGACACGAATCTCCTCGTGTCCATGGCGTAGTCGCGCTTGTCCGGCTCCTTCGCATCGAGCCAGTCTACCAGTGCGCCGGTAGCTATCGAAACCTTCTTTGCAATCTCCCCAACCGTTGTGTTCTCCGCAGAAACGTTGAGCACCCGGTTAGACCACAGCCCAGAACGTCCAGCCAGGATCATCGCCCGGGACGCATCCTTCACGTGGAGCATCGGGCGGCGAGCCTCTGACTTTGGCATGATCTTACCGGTGTGCAGCGCCTCATTGAAGAACGCGTTCACGACGATGTCCCGACGGAAGTTTGGCGAGGCGCCCCAGAGCGTACCCATCCTCAGGATCGAGTAGTCCCAGTGGCGCTTCACAACCTCTTCGGCCGCAACCTTGCTCTTGGCATAAGCCGTAAGCGGGTTAAGCATATACAGCTCGTCAGCGATGTCCGTGTTCGGTATCGCTCCATACACAGAGGCAGAAGAGGCCAGTACATGCCTGGCATCCGGGAGCTTCTCGCATATGTCGCGCACCATAAAAACGTTTGTGTCGAATGTCAGCCTCGAGTCCACCTCGCCCATCGGGTCATTAGAGATAGCGGCAAGATGATACACTACCTCGTAGTCGGTATCTGCGATGCCATCTATATGTCCCATCTGCAGGGCTGGCCTTGCGCCGCCTAGCTTCAGCGTCTTAAGCTGCATTCCGTTATCGAGTCCGTGAACCGTGTGGCCAGATGCAACCAGGTCCTCCGTGAGGATGGAGCCCAGGTATCCATAGTTCCCTGTAATCAGTATCTTCATCGTCTGTCCTCTGCCTTGACGTCGCCTTTAAGGTACTCCTCCAGGGCCAGGGCCCAGTGCCTAGGGCGAGCGAGCTTTGTGTTTTCGAGTGCACCAAACTTTGGGCGCAACTCGTCATTGCGCGTAGACCCGGTGACTTTCACCTTGGTCCTCAGCACGCTAAAGATATACGCTGTGAAATCCTCCCAGTTGGCAGATCCGCCATTGACCGCATGGAACACGCCGCTAAGGCCTGGCTCCATTGCAACGTCAAGGATCGAAGACGCTACGTCTGGAAGGTACGTTGGCGAGAAGTGCTGGTCATTTGGCATGTCCAGCTTTCCTGCCTGTACCCCCTTCGGGACAATGGCATCGACGAAGTGCGCCCGCTCCGGGCTTGGGTAAATCCCCCAGGGCGAGGCGATCCTAACGACCGCCCCGCCCAAGGAAAGGACCTCCCGCTCACCAGCTGCCTTGGTAGCCCCATAGACACACAGGGCGTCGGTGGGGTCTGTCTCCTTGCGCTTGCCCTCTTGCAAGCCCCTGAAGACATAGTCCGTGGAAATAAAAACCTGCCTTGGCCCCCTCTGGGAGAGGAGCCTTGGCAGGTCGATATTAACTTGTTTCGCTAGTTCCGGGTTGCGCTCACAGGCCATGAGATCACGGAATGCTGCGGTGTTGATGACGACGTCCCTGTCGGACACGGCCAGGACAAGGTCGCCCTCGTCCTCCCATGTCCGGTCGGGATTATACGCACGCTTCGACACCGTCGCTCCGTCAACACGGCCGACGAGTATGACGTCGATTCCAGATTCCTTAGCAGCTGCAACCAGATGCTGGGCGACCTGGCCGCTGCCGACCACGCCCAGCTTCATCGGTGCATAACGTGGACGAGCTTCTTGAGCTTTCCGAACACGTCCCTCAGGACCAATACGTCTGCCTCGCAGTGTTCGATAATGAGTTCATATGCGTCCTTGTCGCCATGGTCCGCCCGCTCCCAGATCCGCACGTCAAGCGGGGTCTTGGAGTTGTTGACCTCGAAGTACTTGGACACGTTCTCGAGTGACTTCCGGCCGATGGCAAGTGCGGAGCCTGTAGCCTTGTACATAAGGTCCACATGCATCTGCGGCTCGCACGGCTTCAGGTCGTTCTTCAGCAATCGAGAGTTAATCACTGGGATGTCGAATAGCTTTCCGTTCCAGGAATAGAGCACGTCAAACTCCTCGAGACGACGAGCGTATGCCTCGACCAGGACGGAGTCGTCGAGCCAGTTCTTCCCCGGATGCGTGTCAAGGGTATAGGTTTCGACGTTGCCAAACTGGTCGGCAATGGAACCGCATAGCATGCGGCGCCAGCTGGAATAGGTACTTTCGATATCAAAAAACCCGACGTTGACTCCTATGTAGTCATTACCGCCGGGTGTATACAGAGCTCCTGAGCTATTAACAGTTCTGTTTAACTTCTTATTAGTTTTACGATTATTCTTTTTGTCCAGTCCTTCTGTACTAGTATACAGATCCTCTATATGCTCGTCAACCTCTGACCCATGATTCTTATACTTCTTCTGGGCCTGGTCTTTAGTTATACCGAGCTTCTCCCCGATTTGAGAGAAGGACATCCCCTGCTCTCGCATCATCTTGATTACTCGCACTTCTTGCGACATCAGTTACCCCCAAGCTTTATTACCTGAACAATGAGGGACAATACGGCCCCTAGGGCGCTAATAGCGATCCCCACCCGCCATCGTAGCGCAATGGAGCGTTCCTGTCCAGCCTCCTCCAGGGCCTCGGCCTTGGTCTGGAAATCCTCGACCTCGCGGAGGCGCAGCTCTATCCGGTCAAGCTTCTCAGTAAGCTCAGACCGTACGTTGGCGATTGCCTCCATCAAGGCTTGGAATTGGGCGTACGACATGGTTAGAAATTGGTGCCATTGATGAGCTCCAGCGTGAGCTCCTCATGACCGTCTGAAAATCCGACCCAGTCCATGCCAGCTATGTTAAGGGACTCGTTGGGTAGGTTGACGTTGCCGTGCACTACATGGACGGCCACGGCGTCGCCAAGATCAAAACCGTCCCATGGCTTCAAGGCTTCTTCCTTAACCACAATTGTTAGTGTCTTTGTGTTCTCTGCCTTAGAGGAATCGGCGAGGCGCAGGGCCTCTAGCTCGGCCGCAATCTCGTCGACAAGCCCCGCCCTCGTCTCGAGCAACGGTATCTCGCCGTATACTGAGGATTCACCGGTCGTGGCCGTAGCACCATCGATGTTAATGCCGACGGCCCCGGCGGACGAAGTCCCTGCCAGGTATGGTGTCGATGGAATTACTCGAACGTGAGTTCTAACTCCAGACGTACCCGGGCTGTATGAGTAGTTGCGAATTGTTTCCGGGTACGAGAGTCGAATAGTGTCTATGTTGGAGCTGGACACGTTGTACCTTACCCTGAAGCTGCCATCGTAGGTGCTTGTCGCTGCCGGGTGAGATATCCCAAAAATCGTCTTTGCGCCATCAGTGCGCGAGGTCATTTCCAGCCTGGCGCTATTTGCCAGGTATGTAACAGGGGGCTCTCCGGCACTGAACGTTAGCATCGTGGTGAATGGCGAACCGGAAACAGACCTGGTTGCATACCGGATCCTACTTAGCGGGAACGTCGTTTTTGCAGCATTGAACACTCGGTCAAATATCTGGGTAAAGGTTTCATAACCTGTCCCCAATGTAAACTTATTAGTCTTTCCAGGATTTAGAGAGCGTATCCAATGCGGGTACGTCTTTCCGGAGTTCGTCCGGTAGATAGCTCCGTGGATGATTGCGCTATAGGTGACCCCCTTACGGAGAGCAAATTTGCCTTTGTTGGACTCGAGTGCGGAATCAGCTTGAGCAGTAGTGCTACCGTTAGATATCATAATTGACCGCATTGAGGCCTTTGCCTCATATGGGTATAGCGTTACAGAACAATTGTTGATATCAAAGTTGGCATTACCAGTAAAGGTGGCCTCGTAAGCTCCGCCTGTGGCTGCCGGAACTTGCGGAGACTCTGGGGCTGGAGGGGTCATATCTAGGCGGAATCTCCAGATTTTGGTAGCCGGGAAGTGCGCGGTGATTGTTCCGTTCCACACCGCGTCCCAGATAACCGTTACGCTTGATGCTGTAACAGTGGACCCATTAATTGTGAGGGTGTCCTCAACTTTAGAGGTTACGTCAACATTGTCTATTACAAGTGCTGCCTTGTTGGAGAACCAAACATTTGATGCCGCCTCGCCGGATGGGTCCTCCTCTCCGTCGCTTCCGTCGAGAACGGTTCCGGCAGAAAATCCAAATATTGTTGACAGGAAGTCGGTGCTTATATTGGATTGGCCGATGTCTGGAGAAAGAAAGTTCGTTGAGGTAAACGTCAGGGCCACAGTTGGAGTGTAGTACTGGTTGAACACAGCCATGTAGTCAATGCCACGAAAAGTCGTCTCGTTCTCGCCGACCTCGGCATCGTCCAGTATGCCTGCCCCTACCCAGCGGTACGAGTTGGTATCTACGTCGTACCTATGAATCTCGTAGTGCTTTGCTAGCGGGGTGCAGTCGGCGATAAGAGGGTGGTTGTTCGGAAGAACCCAATACGCCTCGCCAACTTCGTTGGCCCTCTCAGAGACGCCAACCTCAATTGGATCGTAGATTGCTGATGCCACAGATCCACGCCATCCTGTCGACGTGTCTAGGCTGTACAGGATGATACGGAACTTGCCTGTTGCCAGGCTCATAGCCAGGCCTCTCTGTACACTATTGACCCGCCGGAAGCGCTGCCAGACAGAACAACGTTGCCCCCTGACCGAAGCGCACCGAACCCTGTGGTCGATGTCTCGTTTATCTTGCCCTGAGAAATAGCTCCTGTGGCAGAACCGATCCTGACCGTTGCCTTCTCATGGTCGATATAGTAGCTAGTGCCTGAAGAAAGACCAATGAGGGCGACAGTCTTTCCGCCGATAGTATAGGACGCACTTGTGCCTGAGGCAGTAACAATGACTGTCGGATAATACTTATAGTTTCCGGTGTACGAAACGGTTGTTGTGCCGAGAGAGATTGAGACTGTCTGCTCGGAAACCGAGATTTTCCTGGGGTCCTGTGCAACGAACGCAAGCTGCGTGTTCGTTGCAAAGCCCTTTGCCGATGCCCCTACTGATTGGTTCTTTGTCACTCCAATGCCAGGCGTGGCGGTTGGGCGAACAAGCATGTAAACTTGCTTTGTAGTTGCTCCGGTTGGAGAGTAGAATCGCAGCTGTCGGAACCCATTGGCAGAAACAAACGCGTCTGGGTATGGGTCCATTGCCCCGCTTAGGGTGTCGATATTGTCCCAGAAATTACCTATAGTACTGCCATACGCGGACACGACCAGCGCTATGTTCCTGGCGCCAATGAACGCCTCGGCACCCTGGATTCCGTCCCTTTGCGCTTGGTCGACAGTGTACCCGCGGATGCCAGCGGCACCCAGGTTCACTGCGTCTACCGCATAGCCGGATAGCGGTGTGGCAGGGCCCACCGCTGATGTGATGCTATTAATTTCCAGGTACGTTGCAGACGCAGTCTGCAGGCTGATTGGCTGATTAAAATCCATTTAGGCCACCCGGCGTAGGCGTCGAATTCTTCGGAGTTCGTCCTTCCACCGCTGCCTTGCGCTGAATGCCAGCTGGTTCATGCCAATTGGGGTAACGTCAGTTGCCCCAGAGGATACCTGCCACTGCTGGAACGAAGCGCGGTCTCCAACCAGCCTGTATAGGGCCTCAGACTGAACAAATACCTTTACCGCGTTCTCCGCCGCCGTGTCTAGATCTACTGTAACTGCGGAAGCAGAAACGCTAGACGCGCATACATTGTAGGTGCCATATCCATACACTCGTAGCACCGATGGCGATGCTATCGTGTATCCTGGGGGGAAGTAGAGGATTCCTCCGTGCATCTCCCATCCGGAGTTTGCGCCTTCACCAACCGACGTGACGATGCTTTCTAGGTACCCAGTGCGAGCTCCGACGGAGCCTCCGAACACGTCGATTCGGAACACAGTCAGGAACCGGTCGCCACCGGCAGTGTTGGTCGTAGTCGAGATATCGACCGTCTTCAGACCATTCGAGATCGAAGGAGCAGTGTAATTGTACTCCTTGACTACCTCTTTGGGGTACACGCCCTCGACGTGCTGAATTCCTAGGTTGATCAGCGACTTGATTTCCGCCTCCGACCAGGTCAGCGCGTTCGGGTCGCGCAGGTCCGTCTGGATATCGTCGATTAGATTCTGGAATGTTGCCATCAATCTTCCTTCTTTCGCAGGCCATAGTTCGGGTGCTCAGCGGCCCAGCGGAACACCTCGGCCCACTCCTGGGCCCTCTCCTTGTAGTCGTATTCCTTTAGAATTCGTTCCTTTGCAGCTCCGGCAAGTTGATCGCGGAGATCTTTGCTCTCCACCAGTGACTTTATTGCGCTAAACCATTCCGACCTATTTGACGCGAGGAGTCCGTCTACTCCATGCCGGACCACGCTATAGGGAGCCGCTCCATACTTAAACTTCTCGCCAATAAACGCTGCGCCAACCATTGAGTACTCTAGCCAATGGAGCTCCGATTTGTTGCGATCAAACTCGTCCCCAACCAGCGGGGCAATCCCGATGTCAGGGTAGCTAGATGCAAGAATCTCCGCAAACTTTCTAATGTTTTCGACATAATGAAAAGCTTCGTCGAAGAACGGAGCAATCACGTGTTCGGTCCCAGGGTTAACCCCAATGAAGACGTTCCAAAGCTTTCTTACAGGGCTCCGGAATTCTTCAATAGCTTTTCCGCAATAGCCTCCAACGCTTCGCTTTCGTCCGTGGTCATACTCTCCGGCGTAGTCTCGCATTCTGGCCGTGCTGCCATAGTAGACCACACGCGGAAGATTACCACCGTGCTCAGGACGGCCACTAGTAGTAGTATAAATCGACGGATCAATCGCATTTCTTATTATCCTAATATTGTCATTAAATCTGCCGTAATGGTCGGCTATTGGCTTAGTGCTTGTCGTTATGATGTCGGCACGCCTAGACATCCGTTCTATTAGCGGAAGCTCTAGCTGCACATCCGGGAAGTACCCATTCCACGGTTTTATGAAGAAGTGGTTATCGTCGGTCTCATATATGATACCCTTGTTATGCGACCTGCTTTCGAAGGCCGGCCACACCATCTCGGTGATCCCATCTCTGAGGTCCATCTTGTGCGGGTGCGCCTGAATCTCCGCTGGGGTCTTGCTCGCCAGTCCACATGTCGTGCACTTTGCGGAAGTATTGTAGTATCGCCTGAACATGATGACGTCCGCCCAGTCGATGTCCTTTGTATCGATCTTCAAGAGGCCCTTTTGCATGGCCTCGTCCTGACTCATCCCGGCGGCAATTGGGTGGGAAACAAAGTCCACCCTGTCGATGTGGCGCATCTCGATGCCAAGCTGCTTGAGCTCGTCGTCGAACATGTGCCCACGGAAATATGCGCATGGGCCCTGCTCGGCAGTGCCCCAGACTAGAACCTTGACAGTATCAGCCATATCGGTTATCCTCCTATGGCTGGGTGTGGGGGGCCCCAACGGTGAACTTGCGGTACAACCGTCGGGGCCCCGCTCAGCTAACTATGCTGTGATTAGACAGCGACTGTAGCCTGAGTCTTCAGGATGCGATATCGGGCGCCTGCCTCGTCGAGGAGGAGTGAGCCGAAGCGCATCTTGTAACCCACGAGCGCCTTCTGGGCCAGTGGGTCGGTGTGATCGCCACCCGGAGCCACGAAGTAGCTCTGGAGCGTCTGCGAGTCACCAATGGTGTAAGCATCTGGGCCGAGGAAGAGCGCCGTGTAGACGTTCCCGCTCGAAGCACCAGCGGTGCTGTAGACCTTGGCATCCGAAGACACGATGAAGCGAACGCCAGCAAACTGACCGATCTCATTGGTGAGAAGCGGTGTGTTGTTGACGTACTTGTGTGCCTCGATCCAACCATTGACCGAGGTGTCTGACACAAGGTCATACTCCTGGGATGGGTGAATGATGCAGCGGTACGTTCCGTCAGCGAACTGAGGAACATTTGCGCCCTTGAGACGAGCAACCATCTGCTTGACGAATGCGCCAGTCAGAAGGCCGGCCGTTGCGACTGCGCTGTTGGCCGTGTTGGCCGTGAGCGTGGTCGCGCCAGTGGCGCCGAAAATTGCGCTGGTTGCAGCCGAGCTGTGGATGTTATCGCGGACGAGGACATCCATGGAGCGAGTTGCCTGATAGGCAATGCGCTCAGCAGCGATCCCAATGAGATCGTGCGGGTTGTCCAGCTGGGCGAGATCCGTCACAGCGACGGTCGAACCGTACTGATCAGCCGTGAAGAACTCGCTTGAGATCGTCAGTGCCTGGTCAGTTGGCGCGGTGCCTTCCGTGAGCGTTGTCGTAACAACGCCAAGGTCAGCGTATCGTGCATAGCGAAGGGTGTTTGTGCCCTTCACAAAACGCGCAGGGACATACATCCCTGGCATCGCATGCACTGCACGTGCACGCAACTCCTCTTCAGCTCGCGCCGCAACAAGTTGCGTTACGAGATCAGAGAAGTTCGTAGTAGCGGTACTAGTTGTAGCCACTTTAACTTACCTCAATCTTTACTCAAAGAATGGATTGCCAAGCGATTTCATCTCTTCGGCAATGGCCTTAGAGTCGCGCTTGGTATTAACTTTGGGTTCAGATCTTCGCGGGTTGTTAGGATCAACTAGAGATCTCGTCTCTTCTTCCTGGCTAGCAGCACGCGCATCGGCAATGAATTTCTCGAAGGCAGCAGCCCGCGAGTCCTCGTCTAGTCCGGCAGTGTCCTGCAAAAGCTGATTGTAGAGAGGATACTCTCTTGCGAGCCGTTCCCTCTTTGCCTGTTCCCTGCTGGAAGAAATCTCATCCTCCAAAGCCTTGATTCTGAGCTGTGCCTTTTCGTATTCCGAGAGGCTTTGCTCTTCAATCTGCGCCTTGAACTTTGCGAGCTCGTCCAGCTGGCGCTTGGCATCATCAAGTTCCTTCTTGGTTGCCGTCAGCGCCTGGTCCTTACCAGCAAGACGCTTCTTCCAAGTGGTAACGTCCTCAGCGCCCTGAGTGGGTTCCTCTCCCGCAGGCAAGTTGTCCTGCACGTCAAGGTTGACCGACTCTGTGACGACTGGTGTCACGACTTCGTCCGTCATGCGTTCCTCCTATTTTCTCCAGGCCTAATCGCTTTGTGCGATTAATCCCCTGGAACGTTATAATCAGCGGGGCCGTCGAAATAATCGACAGCTTCCGACCCCACTCCACCGAAGCGCTTCAAGACGCCGTAGACGCTTTGCGAAGCGCCCTGGTCGGCAAGTGCGCGTAGCGCGTAGAATGGGTCCGCTTGCGCCGGCTCTCTTCCTGGCTGAGCAGGTCGACCGGCACGCTCTAGCTG